CATGTAAGTCGGCTTGCCCGACATGGCGATGTAGCTCGCCATCGAAGCCGCGAGGCCGTCGATGTGGACAGTGACGCCGCCTTCGTGGCGGTTCAGCGCGTTGGCAATGGCGCTTCCGTCAATGATCTCTCCACCGGGGGAGTTAATTCGGACATGGACGTGCTGGCCTTTGTATTCGCGCAGTTCTGCGATAAACTCTTTTGCGCCGATGCCGAACGCACCGATTTCGTCGTAGATAGAAAGCTCAACCTCGCCGCTCTTGTCGGAAGAGTTTTTAAACGCATACCACTTCTGGGTCATGCACCCTCGCGGGTGTCAAACGTCGGCAGGCGGCACTTCGCTCGTGTCAACCGCAGGCGCGGTGATAGGCGAGCCCGGCGCGGGCGGGAATACGTCTGTGACGCTCAACCCTGCGGCCTCGCACTTCTCTTTGCGGCGAAGCGCGGCGGCAATCGCCGCATCTTCTTCGGCCTCCTCGTCCAGCCCGTGCATCTCGGCAAAGCGGCGGGTGGACATTGCGCCCGTGCGGACGATCTCCAACAGCGCCTTGGTATCGCGGCCAAAGTCCACCGTGGCGCGGGCGGGCGGGATGAAATCAACGCGCCACCAATCGTCACGCAGCGGTAGGCGTCCCGCTTGGATCTCCGACCAGACCCAATACTTCCAGAAGCGGCGGCAGAATTGATTGATGAGCCATTCCTGCAATTCGGAGAAAAAGACCTGTGCGTCGGCCAGCACATAGCGGGTATTTGCCCCGCCGATCCCGGCCACCGACCAAAGCATTTCGGGCGAGACGCCGATACCCCAAGAGATGTCGCGGGCGAGAAAATCGAGGAACTGCTGAAAGTTGTTGCCAGGATGCTCGTTTTTGAATTGCTGCAACTTGCTTCCGGGCGGCAACTGCACCACGCCCGATTGCGAGTAGAGCTTGTCGAGCGTCACGCTGCCCGTGGAAGCATCCTGCTTCTTGAGCGCGGCCCCCATGCCGATCTGCATGGCGTCGGGCGACTCGATGATAAAGGCGGGCTGGCTTGCCAGTTTAAACGTCTGCTTGGTGAAGCTGACGATATCGGCCATGTCGTGCAGATGCAGGGCTGCGCGGGCCAGCCAGGACGGGCTGCGCGTGTAGCCAATGCGAACAGGGCGGCGGAAGTGCAGGATGTCATCGGCAGAGACATCGGTGAAACGCTGTGCGTCGGCGCTGCCAAGGATGCGGTATTGTGTCGGCCTGCCGTAGCGGTCAGTCCGCACTCCGTCTTGCCATTCGTCTTGCGCCAGCGGGGTCGAGGCGTTGCCCACTTGCTCGGCTCCCATGAACCGAACCAGGGCGCGCCCGCTCTCGCTTTTGATGAACTGCCCGAAAAAGTCGCCGTCGATAGCAACGTGGCGAATGATGAAGCTCTGCGCCTCGTAAAAATTGACCTGACCGCCCGCGTCGAAACCAAACGCTTCGCGGCCTACGGAATCCTCAAACAGTTCTTCAGCTTGCTTATTCCACGCATCGTCGGAGGTGCGTGCAGCGGGAATAATGCCCGTGCCGCAGACATAACGCGCCACGCCATCCACGGCGCGGGCGGCAAGGCCCACGTTGTTGTAGAGCCATCGCGCCTTCCGCATGATGTTGACCCGCGTGCCGTTGGTAAGCTCGTTGCGCGGCTCCACCGTGGGCATATAGATGAACGTCCTGCCCGGCTGATAAAGTTCGCCCGCCTCATAGGCGGCATTTTTGGCATCGGGCTTGCGTGGCCTGCCTGCTCCGGGGCGCGCTCCGCCGCGCTTTGATTTCGTTTGAATTTCCGCCACGCCTGCGGCGGTCTGTCAAATTACAGGCGGGCGGGCGCTTCGCTCCAATCGGAATACACCATGCCCGCCGAACGCGTCTTCACTGGCTCAATCGAAGGCGCAAGGTCTTCGATCAAATCTTCCACGATGTTGAGGATGTCGGCCTTGCTGTAACGCCGGGCCGTGCCGCTGGCGCTGCCGCCCTCAAAGCCTGTTGAGGTGATAGTGACCTCCGAATCAGCTATGGAATACAGCCCGTCAGCAAGAGTCTGGAGTTCTCCAAGAGACTTGGTGCGTTTTAGATATTTTCTGATTCCTGCCAATTCGGAGGTCATATCAACTTTGCTTGTGTCAATGCCTCACAGCCCAAGCCATTGCCGCACGACTTGCGCTATGCACTCCAGCGACCAGACAAAACCAATCGCGGCAAAGGCAAAAAGCAGCATGGGCATTACGCGATCTATGCTCACAGACCAAACTCCGTTTTGAGCGAGCGCGCTAGTTGCGCCAAACGATCAAACTCATAAAGAAAGTCTTTGGCCGCGTCGCGGCTCCATTCGCTGACGCTGCGCCAGTTGGTTTTGAATGTAAGCGTGAAAGGCGGCTTGTCTTTTGCTTCGCCTTCGCCGCCTTCGGTCTTTGCCTCCGGTTCTGGCAAGACGCCTGCGGCAATGTAGGCCTCCTTTAAATTTTTCACGTTTTGCACTTCCAAAAGTAGATTTAAATCAACTTTTGCCAGCTTCATCCATTTCAGCATTGTGTGATAGCCGCGATCCCCGCAGTTCTGCTCAAGCCAATCTTTGAATGTTCCATGCGGAACAATTTCCTTGGCGCGGTTGCAGATCGTGCCAGCGTTCCACGCATGGCGAATTGCAATCTCCGCGCATCCTTGCGCCATTGCAGCGCATTTGTCGGCTTCGCCCGCGCAGCGTTTTAGTTCTGCGGCACAAGCGTCTGCATCAACGAGGATTTCAAGGTTAAGAGACGGTTGACTGAGTTGTGTTTGTTCTGTGTTTTCCATTGTTGTTGTTTTTCTTTGTTTTCCCTGTGAACGCGCTTTGCCCGTTCACGATAGACTTCGACGGCGGCGTCGGATTTCATGCCGCGCGACTTCCATAACTTAAATTTGCGCTGATAGTTTTTGACCACTGCCGAGACGTTGGCGCGGGTATAGCCAAACTCCTGCGCGATTTGTGTCTCTGTCTTGCGGGTGCGCCCTATGGCAAAAAGCAAAGCCTGCGCCCGCATAGCTTGTTGCCGCGCAGTCATGACCTTGTGTGAGTCGCCGTCTCCGAGTAGGAGTTGCGTGACCATTTGCAGGGCCAGCACGATAGCGTCTTCCCCGCGCGCGATACTTCCTTGGTCGTTCTCCTGCTCCATCCATTGCGCGATCCCCGCCTCCGTGCATTTACGTATGACGAATTGCAGATAGGCAAAGACCGCTTGCGTCCCGGCAGGGCCGCGCATCATTGCGTCGAGGCGCGTGTGAATCTCCCCGCGCATTTGCGCTACTTCATCAAGACAGAAGTCCGCAGGGGAATCTTTCGGCAACTCCGCATCGACGCGAGCATCGTCAAGCGGATTAGCGTGATGGAATAGCTGGGAGTCGAGTCGTTGAGACTCAGAGAACGTGTGGCCCATGACGGCCACGCGGGAGAAGGATTTGCCTCATTGGCGCGGAGATTACCACAAACCAGAAATCGGTCAAATGACCCGGCGTCAACTATCTACAATCAAATGCTTTTTTGCCCATGCCTTGTCGATGCCACCCTTCTCAATCATAAGCCGCTTTAGCTCGGCGTTGCGGCGGCGAACCTCCCCGGACTTTTTGCCCGCCTCGCTGTAGTGCTTTTTGCTGCGGGCTTTGGCCTTGCCCGTCCCTGCCGCCCCGCCCTTTTTGCCAAGGGCGGCGGCGGCTTTGGATATGTCGGATTGTTTGCTCATTGTGGCGCTATGTTAGCGATTCGGCGGCGGTTAAGTCGATGGGCAACTCAAGTTGCGGATCGGCGGCTTGGATGCGGGCCAGTTGCACAAGGTGCGCGTGGTGGATGATGATCTCGGTCAGCTTGAGCGCGGACGGGAGATCGTAGTCGTGGGCCGCGTTGAAGTGCGCAGCGGCGAGGGCGATTTCGTTGATGTTCATTTGGCCTCCTCGCCCATCGGGTTGTAGTGCCAAGCCTCGTCGCGGATCGCCTTGGTCGGCGGGTTGTCCACGATCTCGTTGTGGTGCAGCGCGAGCCACTCGTAGGCGATGCGGGCCTTGAGTTCCTCGTCCTTAAAGCCAAGCTGCCGATACGCGCTGCAAACAATCGCGGCGAGCACGGCCTTGGGTGTGTCATCAAAGACGCGCCCTAAAGCGAGCGAGTCTTGATTCGGTATCTTGATGCCACCGGAGCGGCGGCGTGATGTTGTGTTCATTGTGTTCTGTGTTCGGTTCGCTTTTGGCGTCCCATGCCGCCCCCGGCGTGCGGGGGCGGGAGAGAGGTCAGGCGGCGACTGCGGTGCGAAGCGCAAAACGCGGGCGGAAGAACCCCTCAATCTTTAGCGTCTCGCGGCTAACGTGCCGCCACAGGCCGAGCATATCGTGGAGGAAGTTGGATTTGTCGGCAGCGACAAGAGCCGCAAAGTCGAGCGGGCAATCGTCATGCGCAAATTCCAACGTCATCATCATGCTCATGCGCGAGTAGTGCGGGATCGGAATCTCCATAGATTCCAAGCGAGCGCAGCACTCGGCTTGCAGTTTGTAGGTATTACGCGCGGCAGAAATCCCCGCGCCCGTTGTGGTGTTCTGTGTTCTCATAACGGGGACAATGTAAGACAACCGCTTGTCTTTGTAAAGGAAAAAAGGTGCAAAAAATGCACTTTTTTTGCACTATTTTAAGCCCCTGTTTATTAGGGGTTTACGGGGTCACTTCTTCTGACGAGGCCGCGCCCGCGTCGAAATTCCCTCGGAGAATTTGCCAACTTACCACGGCCAGCTTGCAGCAATCCCCGTAGTGATCGTTCGGCAACTTCTTCCACGTTTGCAACGTCCCGCCCGCCGTGCGCTTTGTCATGAGTTGCTGCCCGCTGAGTCCCGCGATGAGCGAGTCAGGTGCGTCGATCGGCAAACGGAAAAGCGGAACGCGGCGGCGATTGATTCGCCAATCGTAGAACTCCGTCTTGAGCGTTTGGTCGATGTAAGTGTAAAGCCCCAAGCCTTCGGGTTGTTGCAAGCGAGTGTATCGCACTGGGTCTTTGCCGAAGGCTGCGTCACTTCCCTTGCTCGGCCACAGCACCGGGGCCGTGGCATAGCACACATTGTAAACGCGCTCGGTCAGGTATCCGCTATCGACAAGGCCGCGCTGAATGAAAACGTCATTGCCCGCCGAGTCGAGGTAACGAAGGCGCGCGGGGTTATCTTCCTGCACGAATGCGATGAGGTCTTCGGGCGACAAGACCGTGCCGCAATCAATCGGGGTAATCTCCCCCGTGATGCTGATCGCGGAAACAACCCAATGCGTCTGATTTTGTCCGGGGTCAGCGCCGAGGAATAAATAAGCCAAGCGATCCCCGGAACAATGCGGCGGAATCTTTTGCCACTCGCACGAAACGTCCCGGCATTGCCTCACTTTTTCCTCGCGCACGTTTACGTCAATCGGCGCGTATGGAATCGCCAGCGTTGAGTTGTTGAAGTCCTGCAAATCGGCGGGCGTATCCTTGCCCTGCAAAAACTTTGCCGCCAGTTCGCCAAAGCCGCAGGATCGCCACGGCGCATAAAGCGAGTTGAGGTGATAGCTGCGGCGTCCCGCAGAGGCGGCGGGATTCGTTGCGCGCCATTCGCCTTCGCGGAGCATCTTGGTTTTGTGGCCGTCCGTGATCTTGCCTTGGCAAGCCGCGCACTCGTAGTAAGCCGAAGCGCGCACAGCGTCCTCGTTCCACCTGCCGTCGAGCTTGGCCTCCTTGTCCCATTTGACCTGTGAGAACTCCAGCCGTTGCTTTTCGCCGCAATGCGGACACGGGACGTAGTAATAGCGCTGATCGCCCGATTGAAATGCCGTCCAGATTTCGCCGTCTGGCGTGGTCGGTGTCGAGGTCTTGACCCGGAGCGCGTTTGTGTAGCTCTTGGTGCGATTCTCGGCCAAGGCTACGGCAGAGGATTCCTTTTCCGTGGCCTCGGCAAACTTGTCCGTCTCGTCCATGACGAGCAACCCGGCGGGGCGCGAAGCCAGATTTGAGGGCGAGTTAGACCCGACGAAGGTAAGCGTAGCGTCTTTGAACTGTTGCTCCAGCGTCTTGTAGCGATGCGTGTTGTGCGGCTTCAGCGCGGCCAAGGGGCGGCAGTCATCGACCATCGGTTGCCATCGGTTCTCGGAGAACGAGCGCGCCATGCTTTCCGTGGGCATGACCCAAAGGGTTGGGAAAGGATTGTTGCTCATGCGCCAAGCTGTGCCGATCATGACGATGGTCGTTTTGCTGGTCTGCGTTCCAAAGCAAAGCGCGAGGTCGGTCACTCGCGGATCGCTAAAACATTCCAGCGGCTCGCGGACGTAGGGGGTAAGCAGGGTTGAATACGGCCCCGGCGTCTCGGTCTGACGGCGGGAAAGGACGATCTCGTCCTCGGCCCATTGCCAGACGCTGCGCGTGTCGATGGGGGCGAACACATCGCGCAGGCTGCGGTCAAGTTGTTGGCAAAGCGTCATGCCACTTACAGATTCAACTCAATAGAATAAGCGCACCCTCCGCGCGTTATCTGCCGCACCATCCCCGGATATTTCTCAACCAGCTTTTTGATGCACTCCGCTTCCATCGTCATTGTCCGATAGTCTTTGCATCCTCCGTCTGTTCCCCAATGTTCATTTTGCCAATGCAAATGCCGCGCGGCCAAAATGCCACCATGCATTTTTACGTGCCGTAAGCAAATTTCGTAATCCTCTTTGACCGGGAAATCCTCGTCAAAATACATTGCTCCGTCGTTGATTATTCCCATGCAAGAAGCCGTGACGTAGCTGCGAAAATTGAACGGCTTGTATGGGTAAACGCTCCGCAGCGCGCTTTCCGTTTTAAGGCCCCACACTTTCCACCCAAGTTGTTCGGTCATATCAAACAGCTTGTGAAACTCCGCGCGCCATACCGACTCGCTCTTGAGTTTCTTCTGTTTTGCGTTTTCTCGATACAGCTTTGTATAGCCACACACTTTTACGTCATCATCAACAAAGACCACCCGCGACTCTTTGGTGTTCTTGAGTATCCAGTTTCTGGTTTTAGTAATTCCCCTTACTTCATTGGGAATGCCGACAACGTGCTTGTTGGTCTTTGTGTATTGATGCAGCTCGCCTTCTGGAACAAACATCGTTGCTGTAGGCAACACTTTGTCCGAGGTCGTTAATCCCGCGCGCCCTTTACTTGGTATGGCTATAAGCATTTTTGACCCTTTCAAATGTCAGGACTCTTTCCGTGCCTATGGCATCAAACGCGCTTCCCTGTTTGTATCCGCCGCGCCGCACTTTTTTTAGCTGAAACCACTGCACCATCTCGTCCCATTCTTCCAATGTTTTAGCGAGGATCACTACGTATTCCATTTCTGGCTCTAACTGCAAAGACTGCTCGTGCTCTATTTTTTCCTCCGCTTCCTCTATAATCTTCTCGCCGTTGAGCAAGTCATCCGATTCCGCGTCTGTAAATCCCAACGCCTCAAGGTCAAATCCTTCTGCGCAAAGGTCGATGGCCTCGACTTTCAGCATTTCTTCGTCCCATCCTCCGCCAATTTCTGCCAACTTGTTGTCGGCAATGATATAGGCGCGCTTTTGTATTTCTGTTAGGTGGCTCAAGCGAAGGCACGGCACTTGCGTTAGCCCAAGCTTTTGAGCGGCCATCACTCTGCCATGTCCCGCGATGATCCCGTTTTCTGGATCAATAAGCACTGGGTTGTTAAATCCAAATTCCCGGATGCTTCCCGCAATTTTAGCCACTTGCTCTGCGTCATGCTTTTTCGCATTGCGGGCGTAGGGTATAAGCGTCTCTGTTTCTACGTGCTCAATTTGTGTTTGCGTGGTTTTCATTTGGTCGGTTGGTTTCTTTGAAAAGCATTCTGATCCAGTTCTCCATGATCCCTTGAGCGTGGATCGGGTCGTTCGGGTTCAGTTGCGCGGACAGGGCGGCGGGTGCGGCAAGAAGCTTTTGGCGTAGATCGGTAAAGACTTGGCGGTAGGCGCGCTCGGCGGCTTCGACGCTCATCGTCTTGCCGTCGCGCTCCAAGATGTCGCGCAAGCGGTCTTCCATCGCCGCTTGTCGCATGATGATGTTGTTGAGTGTCTGAACCCACTGACGGGCCATCGCTTCGTCACCGCGCTTGTGACAGGCGGCAATGCGGCTCTGGCAATACTGACGCGATGACCGCAGTGCCTTAAGCGTTTCTTGGCAGGAGCGTTCCCCGATGACGATTTCTTCCGGGCGCTCAGCAAGCTCGACAGCTTGCTTGGTGGCGTCAGGGTCTTCGGGTTCCTCTATCGTGACGAGCGCGGGCGCTGCGGGCGTCTCAACCTTCGACGCGAGCGGCGTTGCTGTAACGGGTCGGCTCCCGGCGCGGGCCGCGTTACGTTGACGCCACAGGCTTCCGCCCTCCAAGTCGGCGGGCATCCCGCGCTTTCTCCAGCGATGAATGAGAGACGGGCTGACTCTTTCGTGGCTGGCTTGCGCTCTGACTGAAACTGCGGCGGCGTTCACTCGCCGCGTTCACCGTGTCAAACGCTGGTGAACACTCAAAAACAGCATACATGACGCCTAAAC